ATGCGGCGCGACAAGCGCCCTGCCCTGGCGCGCTGGATTTCGACGGTGCGGCGGCTTGCCTCAACCCGCGCAGGCCGCATCGCCCTGGCCCTGCTGATCCTGAACGAGGTGCGCGGGATGATCGTGGTGGCGGTGGTGGTGAAGGCGTGGCTGGAGCACCGCCCATAAGTCACCGCCGCCGGCCCTATTTGCGGAGGAGTAGGCTAGCGACGCTGATCGCCAGGCTTATCAGAACGCCCAGCAGAGCAGTCAGAGCCGGGTTAGCCTTGGCCCACCGCTCTAGACCAGCCCATGCCGGGCGCGGACCGGCGGCAACGACGACACGTCGTTCCACACCTTCCACAGGTAAGCCGTCCAGGTGCCGCGAAAATACGTGGCCGACTTCGGCGGTGATCTGATCGGCCAACACCTGCCCCGCTTTGACGGCGGCCGGCTGGAAGCCCAACTTTTCAGTGTCCCAAAGGTCCCACTGGCGGGCGGCGAAGCCAATCGCGCCCTGTTTGGCGACCTCGAACAACTCCGGGTCTTCTGCTCCCCGCTTCGCCTGCTCGAAGTCGTTGATCAGCGCGATGGCCAAGTCGTGCGCCGTCTCATAACCGCTCCGCGCAGACACCTTGATCGTGGCTCCGCTCTTCAGCAGGCCCTCTGCGGCGTGCTTGTTATGCAGGGCCTTGATGCGGTCCACCAACAGGCGCTCCGCCGCTGCCACCTGGACCGCCACATGCGCCTTGAACTCGGGCGGTTCCAAAGGCGCCCGCCTCAATAGCCCGACAGCGAGCTAGTCGAGCTGCTGAGCGAACGCGCCTGCGCGTCCTGCTCTGTGACGAAGACCACGGCCGCCAGGACGCAGAGTAGCAGCGAGGCGAGGCCTATGATGATGAGCGGCGTCCGATTTTCCCGACCGGAGGCCAACCCAATCTGCAGAATCTCCACGCCTTTGAAGATGAGATAGACCGCGAGCAGATAGGTGATGATCTGCAGCATGCCGGCCATGACAGTTCCCCCCGGAGCGTCTGGAGCTTAACCATGCGCAGGCTCTGGTGGGCACGACAAGACACCTCGCGCATAGGGCGAGGAGCGGCGCAGCGGACCTTCCGCCGATTGGCGGAAGGTTAGGGCCAGTCAAACCCCCGCATGGCGGTGGCCTCGCGAATCAAGTCGGCTCCTAGCGGAACAAGCCGAGATCGACAGCGGCCATCGCAGCAATGCAGAACAGGCAGAAAGCGGCCGCGCACGACGCCCTCCGAATATAGACGCGGCGCTCGGCAACATCGTTCAGCCCACGCCCGTGCGAACGATGGCGCGCCTCCGCCACGCTCCTTGCCACAACAAAGAGGCCGACGATCGCCGCGGCGCCGAGCAACGTCACGGCGATCTCCAGCAGTCGGCGCACAAGCAACTGATCCATCCGAGTCCGCCGGAAGCCACGCCTTCGGAGCTCAGGATACAGCGTCACCCATGGTCGGCGTAGTCCAGCTCGGTATCGCTGTCGTGGCCCTCGTCGTCACACTGCCCGCCCTCGTCCTCGCATTGCTCCTCGCGGTCATGACACCGCAACTCGGCCGGCTGCGGATGCACCCAAGCCCGTTGGTCACGGTTCTCCGACGCGCCCAGGTTCTGCTCGCCATCCGTCGGCATCGACCAGACGTGAGGCGTGCCGCAGCTCTCGTGCGCGGTCCAGCCAAGGTCGTTCTCGTCGTCGACGTCCGGCCCCCGGCCGTCGTGCTCCTCCTCAACGTCGCTGGCGCCGCCCTGCGCCCAATCCCGCTGATCGGCATACGGCCCTGTGCCGTTCACGGCGCCTAACGACGGCTCGTCCTCGTGATCGGTCGCGGATTGCCGACTCCGGCTCTGATCGATCCGCTCGGGCCAGCCAAGCACCGGCTCCAGATCGTTGGTCCCAGCCCCAAGGTTCTTTTGAGAGCCGTGCCGCTCCCAACCGAGCGTCCTTTCGTCGTCCTCGGCCTCCTCGCGATCATCGGTCGAGCCGGCGTCCTGAGGTAAAATCGGGCGGTCAGGCGGGAAATAATCGGTCGTCCATTGGATGAACCGCGGCTCAGGGAAGCCGAGCGACGGCTCCAGATCAGCGTCAGCCGTCATCTCGTCGAGCTCGGCGATCAGCTTCGCCACCATCTCCTCGCGGAGTCTTTCCAAGCGCTGTAGGCCCGCCACCAGGGCGTCTGAGCGCCCTCGCGGCTGGTACGGCAGCGGCAGGCCGCTGAACCGCGTCACAGAGGCGCCTAAAGCCTCGATCTTCTGGTGTTTCATGTGGTGCTCACTGGTCTTGGCTTCTCACAGCCGCTCCAGGTGATCGGACCTGAAAGCCGGGGGGTGAGAAGTCGCCAGTGAGACGACTCGACGTGCTTTTAGGCCCGAAAGCCCTGGACATGGCTCGCCGCCCCCGGCCATAAGGCCAAGGTCGGAGCGCCGCCAAGCGCGTCCGCATTGCTTTCACCGGGGAAACTAACCCCAGTCAAAGCTGGGGCAGACGTCCTCGCCAAAGGAGCGTCGGCCTCACTGGTCCGGGTTCTCACACCCACGGACGAGACTGAACGAGAAGCTCCTGCGCCGCAAGGCCAGGGGTTCTTCGTATGCGGTCATCGCTCCGCACCCGTGAGGCGAGTCCCCTAGACAACCCTAGCGCGATAGGCGCTCAATCGCCTCCGGATCGGGGGGTCCGCGCAATGCTGTTCATCATCGTACTGCTCACGATCGCGCTCATTCCGGCGATGATCGCCAGCTCTAAGGGGCGCAGCTTCTTCCTCTGGTACATCTACGGGATTGCGCTGTGGATCATCGCACTGGTGCATTCGCTGCTGATCAGGGACGAGCGGCCCGTTGAGGCAGCGCTTATGCGCGCGGCCGCGGAAGCGGCGGGAAAGAAGCGCTGCGTCGCCTGCGCCGAGCCGATTCAGAGCCTCGCCGTCGTCTGCCGGTACTGCGGACGCGATCAGCCCGTAGCGGCGGCGGAGACATAAGATGAGACGAATGCCGAGCGTTGCGATTTTGCTTCTTGCAGCGGGGTGCGGACCCGCCTCCACACCGATCACGCCCTCGTCGGCTGTCGCCGAGGCGCCGCTATGGATCTACAGCCAATCGACGGACGAAATGAACGGGTCCAAGACCGTTTCAGCAGCGATAGAAAGCACCGATACGTTCGCCGGGCACTACGACAGCGACCAGGAGCACACGACGCTGCGGATCATCCGGCACGGGAAGTCGACGGAGGTAGCCATCGTCAACCCGAACCTGCAGTTCACATGCAGCGCCTACACCGGGACCTACGTGCAGGTGAAGTTCGATGACGGCCCCGCCTCGCGCTTTCGGTGTGTGGACGAGAGCACTGACAAGTACGGGGTCGCCTTCATCACCAACGAGGCGACATTCATTAAGCGCCTGAAATCGGCACATGGCTTCATCATCGGCGCCGACGTGTTCCAGCGCGGCGAGCAGCGTATGCACTTCACGAATCCCGGCCTAACCTGGCCGCCTACGTCGAAGGAACTCGGCGGTTAGGGCTCAGACGTGCTCCACGTCTTCTGCGAGCAGATCAATCCGCCGCAGGTCGCTTGTCCCGGCTATTGGGGTGTCAAGACTGCTCTCGCGCCAGCGCAGTCGGTTCAGACGGGTCCGGCACGCCTTCCAAGCCGCGGCGAGGTCACCGTCCACTGCCGTCTCGCCGCTGCAGATCATCAGGCTCAGCTCGGCCACCAGGTCATCGCGTAGGTCTGGCGAAATTGAGCGGGGAACCGCCGCTATAGCTGCCCGCCACGCCGCGTCGCGCGGGAGCCTGGCCAGGCGGAGCCGGTTCCCCCTGCGGCGCCTGGCCTCACGGATTGCCGTCAGAACGGCGACGTTAAAGGCCGGATCCTCGCGTCGCTCTCGGTTAATCAGGTCCTTGCGAGGCATGCCGGGCTCCGGCGGCCATGCCTTAATCACAGCACCGCGGCGAATGAGCTCAAGCGTCGCTTCGCGGTCTATGCGGATGCGACGGCCGCTCCCAAAGCGGCTCTCAAGGACACGCGCTACCCGTGCTGCAAAGACTGGGTCGGCCCTGCGTCGCTGCATGATGAGCGTGTGACATGGAATGCCCTGTCTGTTCGGGCTGGCCGGGCCTATCGTCGCTCCAGCCTCGATCTTGGCGGCAATCGCTTCCCAGTCGTAGCGGCGGCCCGGCAGCTTCTTCGCCCAGGACGTAGCGCCGCGGATGGGCCTGACGCAGCCTCGCTTGGCGTTGATCCACCGTTGATGAAGGATTTCGCGCGCCTCCCGATCGAAGGCAGGGTTGCGCTTCCTGTACTTAGCCAAGACCGTCTTGCTCGGCAGGCGCGGGTCTCGCTCGGACCCAGAAGCGTCTAGGACCGCGCCTTCACGCAGCGCCGCCAGAATCGCCGGCAGCTTGTAGCGCCGTGGCTGCTTCCGACGCCGCTTCTGCCGAGGCGGCGGCACGCCATCGCGAATCTCTCCGAGCAGCCGCATGACTTCGGCCAGCAGCTTCTCGGCTCGGCGCACCCGAGGATCAGGCTTCTTCATCCGCCACCCTCCCGTCTACGCTATGCGAGCGCGAGAGAGCCGTAGCGGCCAGCGAGTTCGCCCGCTCTGTTGTGAACAATCGGGCCGAACCTGTGGGCGAACGTCCCGTGCCGAGGGCACTCCCCCGTTGGGACGTGTTTAGAAGTGTAAAGCTACCAGCTTAACCAGTGAGTGCCCAGGGTTGCGCGCGGGAAATCATCCCGCGTGGGCGGGGCGGAGTTTTTCCACCCGGTGAAACGAAGCTTGCACAGCGGGCGATGCGCGGTGAAGTTGCTACACTGGAGCTTAACCGTTGAGCTGGCATATGGTCTGCGCTACATAAATGTTGACAACCGCCGTGATAGAAGCGCTCGTTGCGGCGGGAGAACTAAAGCCATGGACCGCGCCTGGGGTGTTAGTGCCGCGCCGCGGCTTCTACGTCACGGATCGAGTGGAGCGCGCCCTGAAAAACCCTTGGCGCCCGCTGGGCGGAGAATCCGCAGAAACGATCGCGCGGCAATACCGGGACATGATCGACCTCTTATCAGTCTGGCAGCGCGGCGATGCGATTGTGGCGCGGGATCAGCTAAAGCCTATGAGCGATCCTCCCCCTCGAGCAGAACGCGTGTGGTCGCTGAGAGCGACTTTGGCACCGCCGGGTGCGCGGACCCTTGGGATTCTGGCAGCGCGAAACATATTTGTTGCGACGGGCGTCGGCCCGAGAGATCGCCTCGGTTCCAAGGGGTCCCCAGCTTGGAACGCTTATGTGGGTGAAGCTCTTCGGCGCTACGACGCCTGGTTCCCGGGAGACGACGCTCTGAAATGGTCGCCCGGATATCGGTTCGAGCAACGGCACATGAAGGACTTTTGTGATGACGTCCGGTAACGACGGAATGGACTGGCTCGATGAGGCTCCGTCGGAAGCGATGTCGCCCGACGACGCGCGGGCGTTCGCGTTGGATTCTGTCGGAAACTCCGCGCGTTTGGCACTGTTCAACGTGGTCAAGCGAGCGTTTTCGCAGCTGCAAAGCTCCGAGCACCTTTCCCGCCAGGACCTCGCCGGCCGCCTTGGCGCGTCTCGCAACCTCGTCTCGCGCTGGCTTCTTCGTCCGACAAACATGACCATCGAGACGGCGGCTCGATTGATGCACGTGATGGGCAAAGAACTGCAGATCACCGAAAGATCTGCTCAGCCGGCGCTAGCCTTGACCATGCATCGCATCGACCTGCCTGCTCGGACAGAGATGAGCGCAAGCGGCAGCGGAAACTGCAGTGTGGCTGTCGTTCAAGGATCATCGCCGCGGATTGTGCGGATCGAGGGCGCCAATGCCGACGGCGTGTACGAGCAAGTTGGCAACCTGTTTTCCCGAACGTCAACAACGCCAACTATCCGTCCGCGGGAGACCGAGAGTGCTTGAGGCGCTGGGGGTTTTCTTCTGCGATGACGTTCGCCAGGAGGTGAACGGTAAGTTCGTCTTGATAGGCGTCTACAGTGGCGAAGTGGTGGTGAACAAATTTCCTTGGGTAGGCCGTCTTTTTCCGATCCTGCTCATGAAGGGTGAGCCGATCGAGATAAAGTCCGTCCATTTCACCGTGGGAACTCCCGGCGGCGCGCAATTCGCCGACTTCCGCACGGAGCTCGAAAGTCCTCCTAGCCCAGGTGGCCGCGCACCACGTGGCGGCCTGCTTCCACTTCCGCCGTGCCCGATTACGCTGTCGGGACCGGACGAGGTGCAGATTGCAGTGTCCCTGAACGACGGTCCCGCGAACATGGTGGGCGGCATATCCGTCATAGCGGCGAAGGAACCCGTGCCACAACTCTTCCCGGCAGCGACGGACTAGTTCGGCCGTCTCGCCAACTCCCGCGCCCGGTCCCTGATCATCTCCGGCGTTGCATCGTATCCCAGCTCCTCGGCCGCCTGCGCCATGAGGGTAAGCAGGCGTTCGAACCGCAGCGCGTCGGCCTCCGACATGGTCTCCATGATCGCGACGCCTAGGCTCTCGACGAACGTCTCGACCTCAGGGTCTGTGCTCTCGACTGCGCGCCGCAGCCGCGCCATGGCGTCCTTGCGGATGCCTCGCATGGGAAGACCTTGATCGCCCGCTGACCATCCGCCAAGCGCCTTCAGCGCCGTACCGAAAGCGCAGGGGTAGGCCCTATCCCTCGGCCATGGCTGTTGAGCTGTTCCTGACGGCGCCAAATGCCTGAGACTCAATGCCTGGGGAACTTGGACACGGCCACTGTATAATCCCCTTGATAGCGCGCGCGGCCGTTCGTGATCCGCACCTCGTCCAGGTAGCCGTCGAAGTATTGGGAGACAGTGATGACGTTGTGGCCGCCGATGATCAGCGGCTCAGAGGAGTTGAAGATCGCCTGAGACGACGTGACGGTGCTCACCGCCTTGCCGTTGACGTAGAAGCGCCAGGTGTTGCCCGCCCGCTCGATGCATATGCGGTAGATGACACCCGTCGTCAGCGCCGCGCCTACCTCGTCGGCCGCCGCAGAGCCGATACCGACCACGTTCAGCCCGTCGCCGCTGACATTGAGGCCAATCCGGTTCGTGCCTCCGGTGCCGTCCGCGTAGATGTACCAGGCGCGCTGGGAATTGCTCGACTGGTACTGACTGAAGATGCCGCTGAACTGCGGTGAGGGAAAGATCGTCACCCGCACCGTGAACTCTATGGTGAAGTCGGCCGAGAGATAGAACTGATCGGCGGACTCGGCGACGGTCATATGTTCGTTGACGCCGCTGGAGAGATCGAGCCACGCCGAGCCGTAGGGCTGCGCAGGCGAACTGACCGTGGGCGGGCCGTTGAACGTCGTAATCGTCAGCCCACCGCTCTCATCCACAATCGACCCGTCGAAGCCCATCAGGAGAGTCACCTGCGACCAATAGGGATCGCCCGGGTTCGTCCCGTAGGAATTGATCATCGCCGTCATGCGGTGCGGTAGCCGATCATGGTGACCTTCAGGCCCGCGCCGGCGATGGTCGAGCCCACCTGGTCGATGTCGATGGTCATTTCCGCGTCGGCCGCGAGATCCGCGTCGGAAATCACAGGAGGCGTCGCTGCCGTGGTCGAGGTCTTCTCGCTCGCGTCGATGGAAAGCTTGGTGGAGAGGACCGAAGTCCCGGCCTCGTTGAGATCCACGATCAGCGTCGAGCCGGTCGGCGCCCCCGTCACCGAGGAGTGAACATCGGTCAGGTGGAAGGGATAGGGCATCCGCCACGTCACCTTCGCGGTCCCGGTCGAAAGCGCCGTGCTTTCGTCGGAGACGGCGATGACGAAGCTCTCGACGACATTGACGCCGTAGGCCAGCCAGGTCGTTCCATCCCATTGCCAGGACGTGTTGCCGACCGTGTAGATGTCGTTGACGGTCGGGCTGGAGGGGAAGTTGAGGGCTGTCATTAGGCGATCGCCCACGACATGATGGTGACGTCTTGTGCGCCTGAACCTCCAGGCGATCCGACGAAGATGCTCGAATAGCCGGACCCGCCGAGATAGCCGCCGGACTTGGCGAACGAGGTCACGGTCGTGAAATTCACGCCATCCGCGGACGCCGCGAAAGCGACGTTCGTTCCGTCGTCTGAAATGCGGAGCCAGATTAGGCGCGCATTGAACCCGCTGCTGAAGGTCGCCGTGGTGGAGTTGAAGGTGTTCAGGGTCGGGTTGGCCTGAACATTGAGGATGCCGTAGCCCGAGGGCGACGGATTTGCGTACACAAACTGATACTTCGTGCCGTCGGTGAAGCCGAGCGCGTTGGCCCCAGCATTTCCGGCAAGCAGAGCTGTGACGGTGTAGGGCGTCGCGGGCGCCGCACTCTTCGCCGCCATTCCAGCCGAGGTGCTGGTGATCCGCTGCCCTGCTGCCGTATCCGCACTGGCTGCGCCCGTTCCCACCAGGGTCGAGAGTCCGGTGTCAGATTGCGTCGGCGTTGCGGAAAGCTGGGAGCCGAATAGACCCGTCGCGCCTGACGCGCCGGTGTCGCCCTTGCTCGCGATCAAGCCCCACTTGCCGGCCGCGAGATCGGTCGCGAACGTGCCAGACGTGTGTGAGATCAAGCAGGCATAGGAGCTGCCGCCTTGCGAAACCGCGCTCGCGGGCGCGGTTGCGGTGTAGGCGGTCGCCGTCACCCAAGCGGCGGGGGCGATCCAGGGCGCGGGGCCTTGCCCGCCAACCTCGCCCTGCGGTCCCGGAACCGTAGGGTTCGCATCCACCCACTGCGAGCTGTCGCTGTCTGTGTAGTAGACCTTCAGCCGGCCTTCGTCGGACTTCCACCAGAGGTCGCCGGCGGCGGGGCTCGATGGTGCGGACGTGCTGACGGTCACCGCTGCGCCTGCTCCGAACGGCCCCTTGGTCACGCCGTTGATGCGGATGAATGCGCCGGCCGCCGTGGCCCAGAAGTCGCCGTCGGTCGGCGACGTTGGGGCTGTACCGTGGGGCACGTTCAGGCTGGCCGCGGCCGTGGTGCTGGCCGGCAACGTCAATACGTCGCCGGCCGGGATCTGGCTAACGTTGCCGTTCTTCAGGACCAGGGCGCGGCGCGCGGTCATTCGTCGTCGGCCCCGTCCGCGAGGACATAGCTCAGCGCGCGTTCAAGGCGGCGGACGCGGGCGTCCAGGGCCGCGAAGCCCTCGGCGTTGAACAGGACGGGCGGCGCGGGCTCATTCGCGGCCGCTTCGGTATCGTCAGCCATGGGGCGGTCCTTCCAGGAGTTCCAGGTAGGCATCGGCGGCTCGGGGTGATGGCTTGCGCCGCTCCGTCGAATGGAGCGGCCGGACCAGCCCGGAGGCATTGACGAGGGGCTTGGGGCCGCTCATTCCCCGACGCATCCGTGGGAAAAAGTGGCGATAAACGCCTCCCTCTGCCACTCGGCTTCGTCTTCGTTCGACTGTCTGAGAAGCGCCAAGGTCTCCGCGATGCTCGCTACTTCCGTTGCTGGGATGCGCCCTGTTGGTGCGCAGCAATGGACTGCCATTAGCGCTCGCAGCCGGGTGGGGCCGTCCGGCCCGATCACATAAAGCTCGCACGCTCTCAAAGCCGCCGCGTCCAGCTCATCGGAATCGGCCTTGCCGTTCGCGAAGCGGCTGGCCGCCTTCAAGACCCCGCTTATGACCGCGTGACCACGCGCGCCCGACGGGTTGCTGCGTTCCGCGCAGGCAACTACGAACCGTCTCAGGGAAGCGTCGACAAGTGGGTCGCCGAACCTCTGAGCCCATTCGCCGATGAACGGCATCGAGTACCGCTTAGGGTCCAGCACTCGGAGGTCCGATGCGGTGAAGGTTCTGGTTTGGTGGTCCTCAAAGGCGTCAGCAAGATCGACTTGGGCCAAAGCACCGATCCAGCACGTCGCGTGGGCCAGGATCTGCTGCCAGGTCATGGTTGGGGCGGTCATGCGCTCGACTTCCCGCCGTCCACAGGTTTCAGGTAGGCGTCAGCAGCCCGCGGCGACGGCTTGCGCCGCGGGGGCGGGGTCGCAGCCGCGCGGCGGCGCGGGGCCAGGCCAAGCTCGGCCTCGTGCGAGCTGCACTGCTCGCTCGCCTGTTTCATGACGGTCCAGAACGGCGAGATCTGCGGCGTACCGGTCTTGGGGGCTTTGACGATCTGGCCGTGCTCGGCGACTTCGCGGGCAGCGCGGTCGTAGAGCGCCCGGAACTCCACCAGGCGGCGGATCGCGTGGCCATTCGTCACCGCCAGGAGGTTGCGGCTGCGCAGATCGTCGATGATCTCGCGCCAGGCTTCCGATGCCGCGGCCGCGCCCAGGTCGTCGGAGTAAGAGAGCCGCCAGTTGGGCTCCGAGGGCACGCCGGCGCCACCATCGATGGGGGTCAAGGACATGAAGCCCCCCTTTCAAATACAGGTCGCGGTGCAGATGGAGCTTCGGAGCCGGTCTCCGAGATCACGTCGGCGGGTTTTCCACCCTCCCCCCCGGGGGCTACGGCCGTGCGGTCAATCCAGCGCGGCGCCGAATACGCGTCCGCGGATCGGTGATCGGGCAGTCTGCGCAGGGTGGACAGGCCGATCACGACCTCCAGGGCCGCGCTCATTCCTGATGCGGTCCGCATCGTGGCCCATGCGCGATTGACCGCTGGCGAGCAGCCTTGCGGTCCCTCGGTCTCGCCGCTGTCGGCGACCTGGCGAGCGGCGCGGTCGTAGACGACGCACACGTCGACCAATTTCAGGACGGCGTGACGGTGCGTGGCGAGCGCTGCCGGGTTGCTGGCGTTCAGCTCCGCGAGGATGTTTCCCCAGGCTTGGGACGCAGCAGCCGCATCCGCCTCGTGGGGATAGGAAGCTCGCCAGTCGGGCTCAGTCTGGGCCGTCGTGGTCATGCCGCACCCATCGGCGTCATGCTGGCCAGGTTGTCGTTGGCTGGGCCAGTCAGAACCTGTTCGATCGCACCCTCGCGGTATTCGACGAACCGTTGGCGGTTCTCAGCAATGACGGCGTTGATGATGCGTGAGCCGATGCCCTCCGCACGCATGCGCACCTCCTCGGCGGCCATGTGGTCTGCGAACCGGCGGTCGAGTTCAGCGCCAACCTCGTCGCGTGTCATTGGCCCCAGCGCTCCCGACGGCGTGCCTCAAGCTCAGCTTTGGCGGCGTCCTCTATCGCGCCTCGGCGGCGTGCTTCCTCGGTCACACGCACCACATGCGTCGGCTTGCGGATGCCGCTGGTGGCGTCGGTGCCCGTGCGGGCTTGGAGGTCTGCCAGCACCTTGCCGCGGTTGATCTCGGTCTGCGTGAGCCGGACCACGCGGCCAGCGTTCGGCGGTGCGCCGAGCCTGACGACGCGACCGGCGCCGCGGGCGCTACGGTAGTTGTCGATCGTTGCGCCCGGCGCCGCTGGCACGGCCACCAACGACAACTCCAAAATCTCGTAACGGAGGTACTTAAGTCCCGTCTCGATGCGCTCAACCGCGTTGTCGAGGACCGTGAATCCTATCGATACGCTGTCGATGATCTGGTGCTTCACGCTTTGCCAAGCGAGGTCGACCCGATCGCGCAGCAAGCCAGGTTCGGTGACCTTGGCGATTGTCGCGACGAATGGGATTCCGGCCGCGGTAGGCTTGCCGAACTTCACGCGCCCCACAGGCTGTGCGGCGTCATGGGAGAGCAAGAGCGGCACCCCGGCCGGCGAGAAGCTTGCGCCCTCGGGGACCACCACGTCCCCCATCCTGTCGATAGCCGGACGCGAGGCCCATCCGGAAATTTCGCGGCGTTCCTCGTTGATCGAGCGCACGGTGAGCGTCTGGAATGCGCGCTTCATCGGCGGGCTCCTGTGTTGTGGCCCTGGCGGCGCGGTTGCTCGGTGAGTGTGATCCTGACGGACGCCGCGTCGCCCTTACCGCCGCCGCGTGCCACGAACTCCTCGCAGATGGCGGATGCCTTTTCCTCGATCCAAGCCTCCAGGACCGGAGCGCTCCACGGTGAGATCCGTCCAAGCTCTGCGTCGCAGTAGCTGCGGAGCTTGGCGACGGCGCGCGCCTTCAGATCGTCGACGTTCATGCTGATACTCCTGGGGCGTCCTTGCCGTCGCGACCGCGCTTGGCGGCTAATTGCCAGCAGTCGCTTGCGCCTGGCGCCTCGCCCTGCTCGGCGTTCGTGACGGCTATCCACAGCGAGCCCGCGTGGGTGATCGCGGACCCCCGGTCGTAGCCCAACGCCTTCTGCCAGGTGCCGGCGTAGAAAATCCCTCGCGTCAGGACCTGGTCGGTCGTCGCCTCCAGCGCCTCTATGCGGGCGTCCAGCTCCGCAGCCCGCGCCTGCCACAGGCGGTCTAGCTGAACCGCCGCCGTGGATAGCGCGGCGGCCAGTCCCAGGAAGTGCCGGCCGTCCGTCGCAAACGCGATTTCGGGATTGTCGAGGTGTTCCGTGATTACCCCGGAGACAGCGGCGACCATCGGCTCGAACCGGGGATCTAGGGGCGGAAGATTTTCAACGTCCCGTTTGAGCTTCGCCAGGTCCATCCTGGGCGCCGGTCGACTCGTGCTGGTGGGCGCCGCAGCCTTCGGTTTGGCCTCAGGCTCTTGCTTGGTTTCCTCTTCGGGCAGACCGTTTTCCAACCTCCACAGTCGCGCTTCGGCATTGAGCAGATCGCCGTCCAGGCGGGAGAGCTCGGCCTCCATCTGCTCAGCGACGGGGGTGAACAGCTTCTCGAACGCCAGCGTGCCGTACTGCTGGCGCACCTCGGCGAGCCGCTTCTTCGTCGCGTCGATTTCACTCCTGACGGCGCGCGTTCGCGTGGCGCGATCGGTCAATCGAACGACTTTGCGGGCAGGCTTTGCCATGGCCCCAAAGTCTCAGGCGGGGCGGTCTTCCGCCACGACCGAGGTGACAATCAGGGGGGCGAATGTCACCAAGATCGGGTGCAGCCACCAAGTGCGGCCCTCCCGCTCACGCACACTCTCACGGACGACGTATGGGCCGGCGAGCTTGCGCAGGCGCCAGCCGATCTTCTGGGCGTTCCAGTCGTCACCCAGCGCCACGGTTAGAGCGGCGTCGAGCCAGGGATCGGCCCGACCCAGATCCTCCACCTGATGGGTCGTAAGCGAGCACGGCGCCCGCATGGCCTTGGCCACAGCGCCCAGCATGGTGACGTCGGCAGGCGAGCCGCGGCGCAGGATGCTGATCTCGGCGTATGCGCGAGCCAGATGGGCCTTCAGCTCCGCCACGGCTGAGGACTGCGCGACTTCCACGGTCAGGCCGTCGCCTCGCGCGGGCGCGCGTGTCGCGCGCGTGAGGGCGTGTGGAAAAGTCCTGCGTTAGCGATGAAGGAAAACGGGCCAAGCGGTCGCGATTTTCGATCCCGCGAGTTTTGCGGCTTACCCCCCGCGACCTCAGCTTGAGAGGCTGATTTCCGGCGGGCGTGCCGCCCGTCTGGGGCGGCGACAGCCCGCATTATATTTATGAGTGGGGGCAGGCTGCTGGAAGCCCGTTGGAACCTGATGGAAGGCGGTTGGACGCCAGTTGGAATTGCGGCTGGAAGCCTGCTGGAAGGCGGTTGGAAGGTCACGCAGCCACGCTGACCGGGTGCGCGACGGCCAGTTGCTGGCGACGTTTCGAGGCTGGGCCGACCTCCTCGACTATGACCCGTCGATCGGCCAGCAGGCGCATCATCGCGACTGTGAAGCCGGCACTGCGCACGCCGTCAGCGCGGGGATCTCGGGCGAAGATCGCAGGCGCGAAGTTCGGCCCTTTGTTGTGGCTGACCCGCCTTCCCTCCTCGGCATACGCGGCAACCAGGCGCAGGAAGATTGCGTCGACGCGATCAGCCGCGTCCTGCCGATTGATGGGCTCGCCGCCCTCCTCCAGCTCAAACCAGCCGGCAGCCCACCTCATCCTCAGGCTCAGACCCGAAGCCGCGTAGTTGGACTTGATGACCTCCAGCACGCGACGGTCAGGGTTCACGTCAGGATCATCCGGCCGGCGCAGGTACAGCGCCGCGCGCACGGCGTTGGTCCAATGTGTTGAACCGCTGCTGCCGGAGCCATTCGTGCCGCCGATGAGCGACGGGTGGGACAGAAGGACCACCGCCATCCGGTTCTTGATCGCCAGGGCTCGGAGCATGGCGATGAAGCCGCGGACCTGGGCCCGGCTGACTTCGGCTCCGCTGAAGACGTCGGCTCTTGAATCGAGGATCAGGCACACCGGCTTGATGCGGTCGACGCCAGCGAGGAGTTGGGCCCATCTGGCCGTGGGCTGAATCGTGTCCTCGCGGCCCGCCGTGACAAGCGCGGGATCGTCGGTCGCCAAGGGCCATAGGTGCAGGCCGGACAGCGCCGCGATCTCGACGCCCTGGTGCATGGCGATCGCGTCGATACGCCGATGGAGCTCGTCCTCATCGTCCTCCGAGGCCAGCACGATCACTGGGCCGCGGGCGACCGCTTGGCCTAGCCAGGCGCGGCCGGTGACGGCGCTGATGGCCAGCATGAGCGCCACGGTGCTCTTGCCGCCGCCGCCGTCGCCCCTGAGGTCGGTGACCTGGGCAGCGGGTATCCAGCCCTCCACCAGCCATGGCCGCGGCTGCATCTGGCGGCCAGCAAGGTCGGACGCCGGGAACATGCGCGGCGGCCCCGGGTAGGTCTCGACGTGGGCGTCGCCGAAGTCAGGAGCATTGGGGTTCATGCGGCGAGCTTCCCCCTGCGCATCAACTCGTCGGCCCAGTCCCCGGCCTTGGGCATCAGGATCTGCACCTCGCAGCTCTGGCAGGCCCGCTTGGCAAGGCGTTGGGCAGCCTCCAGACCGCGCCCGTTGGCGTCGGCATCAGCCGCGATTACGAGGCGTTGCAGGTCGGACGGCAGCGCGAAGGTTTCGATGCCTGGCGCTGAGATCGCGGACCAGCAGGGGACGCCATAAAGGATGCTGAAGCTTCGGGCAGTCTCGATGCCCTCGGCGATTGCGAGCTCACCGTCCTGGCCTATTGGCGCTAGGCGGATAGCGCCGCCGCCGACCCGACCGAAGCACTTGCGGCCGGTCTTCTGAGCCTGGTCGGAAATGTAAGTGCAGTGGGCGCCGATGATGGCGCCGGCCACGTCACGCACTGCGGCGATCATCCCGGGCATTGTCGGCGGGGTGTCGCCATATGTCAGCGGAGCCCAGGGGCTGAATCTCAGGTCATCGCCTAGCGTGATCGCTCGGCTCGCCAGGTATCGGTCAACGACCGTGCCCGCGGCGCCTTGGGCCGACAGGAAGGTGAACTCCGCCCAGGCCGATCGCCGCAGCTTTTCCTTGGCCTCGGCGTCCTCGCGCTCCTGGCGTTGGGCAAAGCGCGCTCGCTGCGCGTCGCTGCTAGCCGGTCGCCCACCGGTCCTGGGGAATGGCTCGTCGTCTGGCTTGGACCAGCCGCTTAGGCCGCACCTGGCGCAGTGGTACGAGGCGAAGTCGTCTTCGCTGCACCACAGACGCATGACGCGTCGGTTCTGGCGAAAGCCCTTCGGTCGATCTGGCGCACACACCGGACACGGGACGTCGAACACGCCCTGTCGGCCGGCGCTCCAGAACTCGACCATGGCCCAATCGACCTGGGCGCTCACAGCTATGCTGCCTGGTCTTCGCCGAGGAAGAAGGACCGGAGTCTCGCTCGAGGGGCCACCCAA